AGAACCCTTAATGCATTGTGTATAAAATGCAAATGGATTGTCGGATAATTCCGGTTTGAATTTATGCCATGTTCTACAAAGCATCATCATAGCGTATGCTTGCATATCTTCATTGTAGACGTATGGTTTAAAGTTTGGACCATTTGCGTACCTCTTAACTAATTCGGTAAACATAATACCCAGCCTATCAGACATTTTTCCTGCCTTGTGGCTGGCTATTACTTCAAACATCCATTCTTTGCTTTTGATTCGACTTCGAATCCGCCTGACATATTTTTCACTTAGCATCACTGCCACCAGTTAAGGTTACTAGCTTCTGTGCATCGGTGACTGTCTGACCGTGGTCTTCCTCATCATGTACAAGATGTAAGTCGTTTGTATGGTCATTCATGTACGTGTGTGATGGGTTTAGACCCTGTACAGTTCGTCACGGACATCACGCTGCGCCTTTTCTTTGTTTAAGAATTGGTTGAATGAATTGTGAACACAAGTAGTATAATACGCGAATGCGTTGGTAAACCTGTCAGGGTCAAACTTGTGCCATGTTCTACAAAGCATCATCATAGCGTATGCTTGCATATCTTCATTATATGTGTAGCCAATATATCTTCCTGCCCTTCCATAACGCTGTGTCAACATCTGTAGCATTCGTGCTAATTTGTCTGACATAATACCTGCTTCTCTAGATTTTACCACTTCAGCAAATAAGTCTTTGTTATTAAGGTAGTTTCTTTTGGCTGGCTTTTTTTCTTCTTGTTTTTCTGCCATTTTTGTTTCTCCAGTTATACTATTATATATCATTATTTTAGTCTTGTCAACAATGATAAATACCTATTAATAACGAAGAGGTAAGAAATGGCAAACGGAAACAATAAAGTACGACTGATATCAGCACAGAATAGATACAATAGTGTTAATTTTCGTGCATCCCCAACAGTAACGGAAAACAGAAATGTCAACTATAGCGCGCTTGAGCCACTTCACGCACCCGGTCAAATCCAAGTGTACAAAAATACATCCTCGCGAAGCTTTAGTATATCCGACTTAAAATTGATATCGCGTACACAAAAGGAAGCAGATGACAATATGAAGACATTGTGGCAGCTACGTGCATGGACAATGCCACGTTTTGGTAATAGTTCGACAATAAATTCCCGACAGCGCAGCAATCGCGCAGACCCCATCAACGCACCTGACGTTAGTCAATATGATGCTGGTATGTTTAAGTCAAATATAGAATATAAGAGACATGCATTTGGTACAGAATTATTGGGCGCACCACCAGAAGTATTATATTTATCTGCATATTCGCGCGACGTAGGTTCCGATGCGGTAGATGGTAAGGCAGGTACAAGAAAGTGGAATATCGCTCAACACCTTAATAAAATCCCTGTCGTTATACAACAGTTGACAATACCATATCCAAATGATGTGGACTATATAACTACTACCAGTGGTGTCCCTATGCCAATAATTATGAATCTGGATTTATCACTCATAGAAACACATTCACCTAACTCATATGAAGCATTTAGTCTTGACGAATTTAAGCGTGGTGTATTAACAGGATTTTAATTATGGCACTTACTATAAATGACAAAAACACAAAATCGACAGATAATAGAAACTCGCGATATGTACAGGGTGGAACAACTGAAATATATAATAATAGAACAGGTTGGTGGGAACGCCGCGTATTTGAACGACAAGACGATGATATTCGCTATACTGTTGGTGTAGCTGAAGTAGGAAGACCGGACACTATATCATATCTAGTATACGGCAAAGCTACGTATGCTTGGTTAGTATTAGAATACAATAACATCGTAGACATTGAAACTGAATTAGTAGTAGGTACGGAACTGTTCCTTCCATCACAACAAAGACTCATATTAGATATCATTACCAAACCTACGGGTGGTAAAAGAATATAAAGAATATAAAGAATATAAAGGATAAAATGTTATATGTCTAAACCAAAAAATATACTTGGAAAGTTTGATACTTATGCGTATCACCATATACTCATGGTGTGTAATAGCACAACGGCGGCCGAAGCATTAGCCGACCCAACCGTTGGTGTCGTTTCATATCAACACCCAGCCAATCCACAAGACCGCTATAAGGCACGTCAAATAGGAAAAGACGCGAAAGCCAAATATGTAACATTAATAGACGGCTTGTCAGACTCGCGATATTTTATAACCGATGCCAATTGGACAAATTATATTGCTGCTGACCCTGCGCTTAGTAAAGGTAGTCTTCCCCAATCGACAACCATGTCCCTTGATGGTGAATTAAGAGTTGTAGAACCCATGGGCGCATCATTTTTAAATAGGTTGACAGATATATGTGATGAACTAGATTCTGACCCAGTTGGGTTGGTTTTTGTATTAAAGACGCTATTTATTGGAAGGAACACAAATGGTTCTTCTGAGATGATAACCAGTGTACGACCTATGATGTTTGTTGCTATTGACATAACAGCAGTATTTGATAATTCGGGTGCAGTTTATAAAATGGAATTTGTTGGATTAACTAACGGTGCAGGAAGACTTCCACATACACAGAAAGTTTCAGAAGGTGTATCCCTTCAACTGAATTATAGTTCATTGTGGGATACGATGAAAGCATTAGAAACGAGCGTTAATGAAAAATATGATTCCGCTAAAAATAAAACTATTAAAGACTACGCCGCCACGTTTGTAGAATTAGAAAATCAAGCAGCCCTTGATAAAGCGCAGAAATTTTTAGCAGAGAATTATAGGGATGTACAATACAGATTTATCCTTGAAAAAGACCCCTATAAAGACGGGCGCTATGGTGCAGGAGACAATGAAAATGTGCGAATAGCCGATGGTACAGTCGCCGCTACCGTGAATTTTGGTGCAGATATTTCAGTAGAAGATATGATTAGCAGAATAATGGCATCGTCGATTGGGGTATTGGATGACAGTAAGGGTATTGGTACAAAAAATGGACCAGATGGAAGACCAGAAAAATACATCTATAAAATTATTTCTGTAGTACGTTCAACACCAGATTTATATATTGTCGAATATCACATTAAGCGTTACTTACAAGCAGAAAATGCCTATACACAACAAGAGAAAGACGGAAAAATAACACCATACCCCGGACAGTCAATAGAATTTGATTATATATTTACGGGCAAGAATGTGGACATTAAGACTTTTGATATTAAAATGGAAATGGGTTTATCGTTTTTTCAAATAGCAGCAACCTCCGATAATATACCAACACAAAAAACTGCGATGGAGGGCGGCACCTCATCCACCGTCACCCTTGGCGGTGGTCCGGCAGCAAACCCAGGCAAAAAACAACGCGGTAGCACACCTCTATTTTTAGGTTCGGTGGTAAGCAAACCCGCTATGCGCAATACTAAACAACCTATAAAATCCGCAGGCTTCCAAGCATTATTAGATAGACACGCATCACTCGAAAACGTAGCTGCTAATATGGTAATTTATGGTAATCCGCAACTATTAGACGAAATGACAATACTACCATCAGAAATATCATTACCTATTGCACAAACGGAAGACCCTGTAGCAGACAGAACGGTTAATCCAAGATGGATGTCCTCGCCTACGTTAGCAAAAGTAAATATTAAGATGCCCGTAGATGCCAATGACGTCAATACCGAATATGAAGACTTTTGGTACACTGGTTGGTATATGTTACAAGTTGTTGAAAACAAATTTGAAGATGGGGTGTTTACGCAAGAGCTTGGAATGTATAGTATTCCGATATCTGACGTGTCGCGAGAAGTTAGCGATAAACCACCTGTACCATTTGCTGGTGGTGGTCAGACTGCCGCAGAGGTGGCTGATGAAGCGGTAGCAGCCACTAATACCATATTCGAGGATACGTTCGATATAATAACACAAACCCCCGAACACAAACGCAAACAGTTAGATAATTTTGCTATGGGTGTTAATAACGAATTTGTGGAGAAAAAACAATAATGGCACGCAAAGGCGCATTACATAAAGCAATTGGTGATAGTAGAAAAGGTGGAAATAATAGTACATCGTTTTACGAAATTACAATCGGTGAGGTTGTAGATACGGACGACCCACAACAAATGGGACGAATTCGTATCAAGTGTCCGTATTTTGGTGACATGGAAGATGACCCAATAAGTAAAATACCATTAGCAACTTACGTATCTCCACTCGCAGGTTCGACATTTTCACCTACGCGCGGCCGCGGAAACGACCAAACCGCAGGGCAAATTGGGTATGGTATGTTTAATATTCCAAAGGTAGGTAGTAGTGTATTAGTTGCATGTATTGATGCCGACCCAAGATTTAGGGTTTGGTTGGGTTGTGTACATGACCAATTCTTCCCCCATACTTTACCGCATGGTAGATATAGTTATAAAACTGAAAATCAACCAGAAGGTCCATTTTCATCAAGTGAAGATAAAATTCAACCGCTGTATGATAGTCAAACTAACGCATTCTCTGGTAACTCAGATGTAGAACCAAGAAAATCGTTTGAATTTCGCACACGCGCAGCCGATGTATCCGCCGCAGGATTAAAAGCCTCTGACATTGATACTGAAGATTCTACTGTTTCTAAACTGGCGGATGATATTGATGTAAAATATAGCGATAATCCTGCAGGCGGTGAATACACAAATACGCAAGGATATCAAAAAAGTAGACTGGCTGGCGACATTGTAGACGTCAACACGAAAGAATCAGTATACGACCCACAAACATATTCATGGACAACGCCCGGTTTTCATAGTTTATCAATGCAAGACAATGCAGAGAACTGTCGTGTAAGATTTCGGACAACTCACGGGCACCAAATCATTATGGATGATACTAATGAAAGGATATACATTAGTACAGCAGGTGGTAAAACTTGGATAGAAATGGATGAAGTTGGTAACATCGACATTTATGGCGAAAGAAACATTTCGGTGCACGCAGAAAAAGATATTAACTTTGTCGCTGGCGGTAAATTTAGTGTTGAAGCGGAAGATGGTATTCACTTATCTACGGGCGGCGAAGCACGTATATCAGCATTTACGGGCGTACATTTACAATCAGATGATACTGTTAAAATTAAAGGCGCCACAATGTTTATTGAATCCGATGATGATGTAGATATAAAAGCAGCAGGGAATTTCATAGCAGATGGAGGCGGCACCTCTAGTCTATTAGCAGGTGGAAATGTATTATTGACGGGTGCACAGGTGCACTTCAATGGACCACCAGCACCACCAGCCGCAGGCACGTCAGGTATACTAGACCCACTACCAGCAAGCCGTAAGCCAGAACACGAGCCATGGGCGCGTACAATGACTCTAGAAGACGGCTCCGCAGAATTAACATATGACAGTCCTGACGTTGGTCGTACAGAAAATGGCGAGGACTTGGGTAGAAATCCTAAGTGGCACCGCTGATAAATATAAGATAATATTGGGATTATAAAATGGCACGCCAAAATATATACAAAGGATATTCGACGTTTGAATTTGAAAAGAGCAAGACGCTAACCCTACGCGATGTAGAATTGGTGAAACTTGACCTATTGAATCATCTATTTACACAAAAGGGTGCGCGAGTTATGATGCCAACATTCGGAACTATAATTCCAGAATTAGTGTTTGAACCCCTAGACGAAGACACATTAGATGAATTACATTCAGAGGTCAAAGCCGTGTTAGATTTTGACCCAAGAGTCGAGATACTTAAACTGGCAGTAGTGCCCGATTACGATACCAATACAGTAATAGTAGAAGCTACTCTACTTTACGTTGAACTAGATACAGTGGATGATTTTGATTTAAACATCCAATTTGAGGATTAATATGGCAAACCATTTAAACATCCAATTTGAGGATTAATATGGCAAACCAAATAGCAAGAGCCGAAGCATGGGAACTGATTCACGAGGCGTTCACGCAAGTAAACTTTAATTCGTTTGACTACACCACGATTAAGGAAAGTTTACTTGATTACGTTAAATTGTACTTTCCAGAAGATTTTAATGACTATATTGAATCCAGTGAATTCATC